CGGCGACCACGGCATGTTCCTGACGCCCGGTGTGACGCGCGCCCTGCGGGCCACGGTCGTCTCACAGTTCAATCCGCCCGATGCGATTTCCAAGATGTGGAAGTCGGGCTCGATTGGCGAGGCGAACGGTTTCGATACGTATCAGTCCGCGTTCGTGTATCGGCATACGGCCGGCACCTGGGCGGGCAACGTGTCGATTACGACGACCCAGACGGGCACGGCGGCCATTAACTCGCTGGTCCTCACCTGCACGAACGGTGACACATTCAAGACCGGTGATCGGTTTAACATCGCCCTGGTCAATGATGTCAACTACGACACGAAACGCTCGACAGGCACGCTGAAGCAGTTCGTGTATACGGGCGTCAACCAGACGATCTCCGGCACGTCGGCCACGATCACCTTCACGCCGGATATCTACGGGCCCGGATCGCCGTTCCAGAATGTGGATGCGCTCCCGGTCGCCACGTCGTTGCTGACGCTCTGGCCCGGCACTTCGTCGCCCAACGGCAAAGTCGGCGCGGTCAACATCGCGATGGGCAAGAACGCGTTTGCGCTCGTGGGCGTGCCGCTCGACCTCCCGCCCGTGGGGGGCTCGGTCGTCATCTCCTCGCAGACCCGCGATCCGAATAGCGGCTTGTCGGTCGGCGTGCTGCGCATGTTCGAGCCGACGCTCATGCGGTGGATCAACCGGATCGACTGTGCCTATGGCTTCGGTAACTTCTGGAATGACCGCGACAGCGTGGCTGTTGCCTCCGCATAAAGGACAGACCCATGAGCATCATTTCAGCCGTTCCCGCGAAAACCTACGCGCAGTTCTCGAGCATCGTCTACCCGACGAATGCCACCACGCAGATGACCGTCACCACGGCGACCACGCCGGTGCAGATGACGACGGCCCAGCTCTTTCAGGGCCTGTTGCCAGTCGATTGCCAGGATGCCGGCAGCATCACGACCCCGACCGCGGCGCAGATTGTTGCGGCCATTCCCGGTTGCCAGGTCGGCACCGCGTTTGACCTCGATGTGGTCAATTACGGGGATACGACGCTGACGCTGGCGCTCGGCACCGGCGTGACGAAGACCACGATTGCCACCGTGTCGTCCGTCCTGACGATGGTGACCTTGGTGAGCAAGCGGTTCAAGTTCATCGTGACGACCACGACGCCCGGCTCGGAAGCCGTGACGGTGTGGGCCTTCGGGAGCACGGCGGCGGCGGTCGCGTAAACGCGTCACACTCAGGGGCCTCGCCCTTTCGGGGGCGGGCCTCTTCACCGATGGAGCACGACATGGCTGTAGCACTGACCTTCCCGCGCGTCCTCTACAAACCGGAGGGCGAGCATTGTCTGGTCACGGACAAGGACGAATACGACCGCGCCAAGGGTGACGGCTGGAAAGATGACGCGCCGAAGGACTGGAACAATGTGCCCGATCCGGCGAATCCGGGGGGCACCTTGCCGCCGAAGCCGCCGACCGCGCCGCCCCCACCGAAAGGCGAGGCGCCCAAGGCCACGCCGGTGATCAAGTGACACGGGCGGTCCTCGCACTCTGTCTCGTCTGGCTGGCGCTCCTCGCGCCGGTCCACGCGCAGCAGAAAGGCGATCCTGTGCGGTGCGTCGTCACGGTCTCGACGGCGACCTCGTTGACGGCCGTGGGTGGCGACTGCGCCGCGCGCCCAGGCCTCTCGCTGAATATCACCGATATTCTCTCGGTGACGAATGCGGCGGGGATTGCGGCGGACAGTTACAACACGTTGAAATACGGCACGGGCACCACTTGCGGCACCGGCACGACGGTCTTTTGGTTCGCATATACCACAGCGGCCACGCAGGCCACGGTCGTGGATAATCGCGTGACGCCGATCCGGTTGCCGCCAAACGTGGATGTGTGCTGGATCAATAGCACGGCGGGCTCGAAAGCCTGGGTCATCACGGGGTTTTACGCCCCATGAGCCTCGCCTATGACTCGGGCGAACTCGAGGCGATTCGGGCGCATGTCGTGGGGCAAACCCTGCTCGAGCTCCCCGCCCAGACGGCGATCGGCTTGGCCTGTGCGGTCCTGCTGCATTACGCGGTGGAACAGCCCGACATGGTGCGCACGGTGCTGCACGAGCCGGTGGTGCGCGACGGATTCCGCGGAAAAAGTTTACTGAAAACCCTGACGCGGACCTGAGAAGGCCGCAGGAGTCTCCCGATGGCAAAAAGTGCGGTCCACGCGAATTCATTCCTCCTCTTGATGTTCAATGCCACGCTTTACGCGAACGTGGCGATCAACGCGACGAGCTCACCCATCACGAGCATCTTTGCGAGTCTCCATACGTCGGATCCCGGCACGGCCGGCGACCAGACGACCAACGAAATGACCACGGGCGCGTATAACACCTATGCCCGCGTCTCCGTCGCGCGCACGTCGGGCGGCTGGACGGTCACGACGAACAGCGTCTCTCCGGTGGCGGCGATCACGTTCCCCGCCGGTGTGTCGGGCTCGGGTGCCACGGCCACCCACTTCGCGCTCGGCTCACTGACGTCTGGTGCGGGTGTCCGGTTCTACTCGGGCACGATCACGCCCAACATCGCCTGCGGGGCTGGCGTCACACCCTCGCTCTCGACGGCCTCGACGGTCACCGAGACCTAAATGCCGATTGTCACCGCGATCGGGATGGCGGTCGGACAAGAATCCGGCGATCCGCGCGATGCGCGTCTTCAAGCGGCCATCACTGCGGAGATCCATCGGTGCCTGGCCGATGGCCTCTCGGCGGATAGCGATGCGGACGTGATTCGGGATCGGATGAAAGCGGCCCACGAGGCGGAACTGAAGGCCATCGACGAGGGGCGATGACGCCCGCGCAGATCGGGGCCAAACTGGCCGCCGATATGGTGGCGGGGGTGCAAGCGGCGTCCGCGAGCGGGTTGAGTATGACGCCCGCCGATGCCGTGGCGGTCAAAAGCTACGTGGATGGAGCCTACGCCTATGCCGCGAGTGCGATCGTGAGTCCCGCGAGCGTCGGCCGGGTGCCGGCTGGCTGGATTGCCTTTACGGCGCCGGCGGTCCTGACCGGCATCACCAATTACACCGTGCGGCTGCGCATCGCGAATAGTCCCACGGTTATCGGCACGCTCAGCCTGGGGTTGCCGACGCCGGACGCCTACGGCGTGATTACGGCCGATTGCACCGCGCTCTTTGCGGGCCGGGCGGCGGATAATTATCAGACGTCGATCGCGATTACCTATCCCACGGGCGTGGTGGATTCGGGCGTGTCGCCGCCGTTTATCCTGCCGCTGACGGTCGCCACAGGCACCTTCAAGACGGTGGGCCCGGGCAAGACCTATGCGACCGTGCAGGCGGCGGTGACGGCCGCGGTGGCCGGGGATACGATTCTTATCGACCCGAACATCACCTATACGGAAAACGTCACGCTCCCCAATAAAGGCGCGTTGGCGGCGCCGATCACCTTGACCACGGCGGCCGATCTGAGTCTCTTGCCGCGCGCCGGCCGTCGCACGAATCCCTCGTATGCGCCGCTCATGCCCTTGATCGTCTCACCGGGCAGTGGCATTTCGTCGATCATCATCGCGCCCGGCGCGAGTAACTACGTGCTGCGACACTTGAACGTCGGCGGCGTGCCGTTTGGCTTCAATGCCATCATCAAAATTGGCGCGAATGACAGAACGCAGCAATTTTACGCGGATGAGCCGCACCATATCACCGTCGATCAGTGCTATATCCACGGCGGGGACGTCTGCGGCCAGAAGATCGGGATTTGGACGCACGGCCGCTATATCACCATTACGAATAACTACATCGACCAGATCAAATCGGTCGGCCAGGACAGCCAATCCATTAGCGGATCGAATGGCCACGGGCCGCTGACGGTCATCAACAATTTCATTCGCGGCGGGACGGAACCGTTCATGCTGGGCGGGGCCGATCCGAACGTGCGCACCTACATGACCGTCACGAGCATTCTGAATGCCACGGCGGTGAATGTGACGTGCTCGGAAGCGGGCCATACGCTCTCGGAACTCACCGTGGGTCAGGGCCTCAGTATTCTCGTCGGGGGCG